TTCTAATGCGTATCTTTAAATTACCAGTATTAAATATTGCTTATACGACAATGTGTAGTAGGAAGAATATAAGACTAACACCTAAGATGTACGAGATTGCAAGAAAGGCAGTTAGTGGAAACAATTCACCTAGAGCAAAGGCTGTAGTTACGCCATTAGGTGAATTTCCAACAGTTGCAGCAGCAGCAAAAGCGCATGGTGTTCAAAAAGCAATTATATCGAAGAAAGCAAAAAGCAAAAGTGTATTACATAAGGGTTATTATCACAAAGATAGCCCCATTATCGATGAGGTTCCATCTCAGCATGGAAAACATTTACGAAAACCTGTACATACACCTTTTGGAATATTTTCTTCTGTAAGAGCTGCTGGCAAGGCAATCAATATACATCATTCTACTATTTCTAAGAGAATACGTAGAAACGATAAAGGCTATTTTTATCTATAATTCCATTATTGTACATTTTATGGCGCAGGTGAAAGAACTGGTATACTTAATGTTGAAGGTAAACTTGCGAAAGTTCTTGGTAAAGATTCTGATGTATTAGTTGTAAAAGCCTCTGATAGGGATAAAGTATTGAATGAAATATCTGCTCGAATAGCAAGATATGAAAAGTTCGATCCAGAATTATCTTTAGAACTTCGAGGTCTACGTGAAAATGTACGTGATATTTTCAATAAAGGGTTAGATCCTGGAGATGATATCCTTGAGCAACTCTACTTCCTTGAGCCAAAAACACGTGAGCTTGTGGAGAACTTATCACATGCTTACAATAAGGTTGTTACTCCGTCTGACTTTAGAGATATTGCTAAAATAATGAGTGAATATCTTCAAGAGCAAGTCCCAATTTTAAAAGATTTTACGAGGTATTTTGGAAGATTAGCTGAAGATTTTTTAAGTCATGCAAAGCCTTCAAATTCTGATTTTGACTGGATTTCTGTCGCTAAGATACATCTTTTGAAGCATAAGAAGAAGGGTTACGTAATTCCCCCTGAGTGGGCTCGCGTTTTGGGAACCAAGGCAGGTGAACCCATAAGTGAAAAACTTCTGCGACGCCTACCTTTCTGGAAGCCTAACGGCACCCTCCATGACTTGATCTACGGCCCCTCGGTGCCTGAAGATAGACGTATAGCCGGGGATATCTTTAAAGTGAAATTTATAAAAGGAAAGAATCTTTTAGAGATAAAAATCCCTGAAGCTAAAGTTGGTAAAAAGAAAAAGATCAAGAATAACTTACCTAAGAGTTGGACGAATGTACCTTGGGTTAACTTTGACGGTAAAGTTATTGAGCAAAATTTCACACAATCTTTTGAAGAACGACTTGTATACAAAGATCGCTTTGGAAATTGGATTACGAATATTCTCCAAATACCCCAAAAGACCGAAGCTTCTTGGTGGGAACAAATTGCAAATAAAGCAGGTAAGATAAATGATATTGCAGATGCTACTAAGGCGAGAACAGCTTTTGCAGTCAACGGTAGTGATATGCCGTTGTAAAACTCCGTGAATTCAGAGAAACTCTCTCTGAGACAACTCTGAGCCAAGCTTAATTGAAGGTGCAACGACTATTATGTAGGGCGGAAGTCCGCTCGAAGCGCGGAGGCACTCTAAGTGTAAGATATAGTCTGATCTATATGGCGACATATAGCAGTTAAAACAGGAGACATAATGAAGTTAGAACGCCTTAAGGCCCTTTTCTACTACAAAGATGGTAAATTTTTTAATCGTATTTCAAGAGGTTCAGCAAAGAAAAATGCAGAAGCTGGATATATTGCTGAAGACGGTTATCGACGTGTAAGAGTTGATGGAAAATACTATTATATACATCGATTAGTTTGGTTCTATCTAACTAATAAAGAAATCCCTGATGATTTGTTTATAGATCATATTGATGGTAATCGATTAAATAATAATATACATAATCTACGACTTGCCACATCACTTGAAAATCAATATAATAAAGCAAGACAGAAAAATGGTTCCAGCAATTATAAGGGTGTATGGTTTGATAAAGTAAAAAATTGTTGGAAAGCTTCCATTCGATTTCAAAATAGGCGTCACTATATAGGCCAATTTGAAACAGAATTGGAAGCTGCTATTGCCTATGATAAGCTTGCTATTAAAATTCACGGAAAATTTGCCAAATTAAATGTTTTAACGGGACTGATTAACGACCAGTCTGAACACATTGAATCACTCTAATGATGCCGTAATTGTTAAAAAGTTTCATCTGTGGGGTAAATCTCAAAAGATTCCTACATCAACTATTCATGATGCATTCTTTACAAACGCCTCTGACATGCTGACCGCTAGAAAAGCATTAAGAGAAATCTATGCAGAAGTCTTGGAAAAGAATGTTATTAAGCAAACACTGGATGAAATGTTAGCTAGAGGATTGCCGAAGAATTTATATGATAAATACCTAGAAGAAGCAATTCTTAAAGGATTGATTCCTGTTCCAGGTAAGTCAGTTATCGGTGGAAAAGTATTGACAATTGAAGATATTCTTTCTGTCGATGACATTCTTGAGAAGATTTCTGAAGGATTTGCAGATGATTACGGATGGTATGGTGTAGGATAAGAAAGAACCCGTTAGATTAACCTATATATGAGAACATGGAAGGTCATAGAAATCTTCCATACTAGATTTTAACTACCGATAAGATTGTATCTTATCTAATTGAGTTGTACTCAAGAAAGTTAATAAGATGTCTGATACAAACCACAATGCAAGCAACAACAACAACAACCTTGATCCTGATGCAGCTTCTTCTTCGAATAATAACAATGGATCCAATAATGGTAATGAAGAAGATATCGATGCTAAAGTAAAGGCTGCTGTTGAGACGGAACTCAAAGCAATCAAAGAAAAGCTGAATAACGCCTATAATGCTCGTGATGATGCATTGAAAAAGGTTGCTGATTTTGAGCAGAAAGAAAAAGATCGTGAAGTAGAACGATTAAAAGAAGAGGGCAAACTCAAAGAAGCTCATGAACTTGAGATATCTGAGATTAAAGCCCAGAAAAGTGCTTTAGAGCAGCGTAATATTGAACTTACAAGAGATATGGACGTTCGTAAGGCACTAGCTAAGTTTAACTTCCGTAATCAGAATGCTCAAGATATGGCTTTTCGTGAGATTGTGCCCAATTTGGTGAAAGCTGATTCAGGTGAATGGGTTCACAAGGATGGAACTTCTCTTGATATTTATGTCGATAAGTTTATGGAAGATGATGCAAATTCATTCTTGCTTAAACCTAAGGTAAATGTTGGAGGAGGCACATCTAACAGTCTTTCGAGCGCTTCTTCTGCAAATAATAAATCTCTCTTTGAAATGACTCAAGCAGAGGTTATGAAACTTGCAGAACAAGGTAAACTTCCAAAACGTAAATAATTTTAAGGAATAAATAAGATGCCTTCTAGTCCTTCTGGCGCAAATAATTTTGTACTCCAAGACACTATCAGTGCGTACTCCGATGAGGCATATACCAATGCCAAGAAACTGTCGGGTACTGGTATTGTCGGAAGTAACCCAAATATCGATACTTCGACTGAGACTTTTATCGGTCAGGTTCGTTGGTTTAAACCTCTTAATCCTACCATCAATACAGCCTCTCTGACGGATGATACTGATGGTACTAAGACTTCCTACAGCTCTGACTACTTGACTTATGTTAAGACTGTCCGTACCCATGGTGCAGAAAAAGTTAACATGCAGCAGGTAGTTACGCAGCAGGATGGTCTTGCTAAAATCGGTCGTGATTTTGGTGAAACTCGTGCTCAAGATGAGCATAATGCTGTTCTGGCTGTCCTCAAGGGTGTCATGATCTCTGAGGCTCTCAATGGTGCAGCTGCTGGTACTGGTCAAGCTGGTCTTGGTGGACAGACTTTCGAGAATGATCCCACTGACAAACGCTACGGTTTCTATGTTGACCTTGGTGCGTCCAAAGCTATCGTAGATGCCAGTGCTTCTGCACAGGGTGCTGCTCGTGCTGAAGGCTTCTTGCAAGCATTTGGTATGGCTTATAAAGACTATGAGCCTGATTATGCTTATCTTGTAGTCTCGCCTGCTACCTTGGCCTCTTTGCGTTCTGCCAACTTGGTAGATCAGGATCGTGTTAAAGACGGTAACGTAGAATTTAACACTATCTTCGATGGTAAATTCCGCTTGATTGTTACTCGTGCATCTCAGGGTCTGTCCAGTGCTGAACTGACTAAGCTCAATACTGGTGCCGGTGTCGATATTGTAGGTACTAAGACCTCCTTTATTGTATTGCCTGGTGCTATTGCGATGGAAAATCTGGCTGTACCCGATGCTACTGAGATTGCTCGTAATGCTGATGCCTATCAAGGTGGTGGTACTACTACTATCTGGCATCGTTGGGGCTATGTGGCAGCTCCTGCCGGTTATAACTGGAAAGGTAATGCTGAAGCATTCCCCTCTGACGCAGACTACATGAAAGCAGTAGTCAGTGGTACTCCTACTGTACTTACTGATGTTGCTGATACCTTGGCAAATACTGTCGGCACCTTTGAGCGTAAAGCTTCTTCGGCTCTGTCGTTGGGTGTTCTTCCGGTATTCCATTCGTAATCTAATTGGGAGACACATATGGCACTCGCTAAAGGAGTTAATTCTCATGCGACTGTCCAGGAAGCTGACGACTACTTTGCTGATCGCCTTGATTGCAGTGAATGGACAGATGCAGATAGTACCAGGCAAGCACAAGCCTTGGTCACAGCTACATCTATCTTAGACGCTCAGCGTTGGACAGGAATTGCTATAAGTGTTGATCAAACATTAGCTTTTCCTCGTAGTGGTTATTATTTTGATCCTAGGTTGGGAGTTATGGCTCTTATGAATCCTACTCCTAACCGGATAATTCTAGCGACCTTCGAACTAGCTCTTCACTTACTTAAAAATGAGGGACTACAAGACAGTACAGGGACAGTTAACGCATTGGATATTGGAACTATCAGTCTTACTGGCATAATCAATCCAGATCTACTTCCGTCTGTAGTAAGACGGTTAATCCAGCCTATCCTCTTTAATAAAGGCTCCAATACATGGTGGAGGGCTAATTAATGAATATAAAATTGCTAATTGGCAAAAATTTAGATAATGCTTTTAAATTACTTAAAAGCCAAGTAGTCTCAGCTACAGTTAATAAGAAAAATCCTGATGATTTTGATTTTTCAACAGCAAGTGTACCTACAAACCCTTCGACATTAAATGTTAGTGTTATTGAGTTAAATTCAAAAAGAAAACGATCAGAAAAATCTGTAGAAATCAAACAAATACTCCTTAAGACTACAGAGGCTCCTGATATTACTTTCTTTGATGAGGTAGTAATCAATAACATTACATGGTCCATAGGAAATGTAATTGCCAATGGCAAATTTGTTACACTGCTGGAAATAAGTCGAGGGGTATAATATGGGAAAATATACTAGACTACAAACTGATATATTCTCCATATTTGCCTCTGATGAATGGAAAGCAGAAAACATCAAGACGTATCCTAGAAATTTGACACCTACTTCATCGGTTACAGAATTTATTCGAGTATCAATTATCGCAAGTAGTAATGGTGTTAATTCTAGTTCTGTAGCTGGATTACTCATTATAGAAATATTTACTCCGAGGAATATCGGCCCAAATCGTGCCTTTATGATTGCTGATATTTTGGATGGGTATCTTGTGAATAAGAATATTTCACTAGGTTCTGGTCATACGCAGATAGGTCGTATTTCTGTTTTAGGTGATCCTAAGCCTGACAGTGAGAACAGTTCTTTATGTCGCACTAAATACAGTATACCTTTTAACTTCTTTGGAGTTTAATAAATGGCTCATCTTTCTTCTATTGGTGCAGGTGTCTTTTCTGACCTTGCTGTTGCTTGTCCTGCAACTCCGCTGACTAAGACTGCTTTGGCAGCTTTGGACACAGATGCTGAGTTCCAGGCTTTGTTTGCCACTGAGATTGCCTCTCAGGGTGGTGTTCAAGCTCCTGGTACTTTTGTTCGTATTAATAATGTTCGTGAATATCCTTCTATGGGTACTCCTCCGAACGTTGTCAACGTTCCTACTTATGGCTCTAAGACCTCTCAGCAGGTGCAGGGCCAGGCTGATGCTCCTTCGATGGAAATCCAGCTTAACTTTGTTCCGGCTGATTGGGCCAAGGAAGCTGACAATATCCTTGGTTCTATGGTAGGTGATGGTAATCAGTATGTATTCCGTTTTGTACTGATGAACTCTGAGCCTACTGGCACTGGTGATACCAAATATGCTTCTACTGCAGCTGGTATAGGTACTGTCGAAAATAGTCAGTATTACTGGGTAGGTAAGATTGAAGCCCTCCAGGTTTCTCCTCAGTTGACTGATTCGAATACTGCTACTGTCACCTTGACGCTGCAGTCTGAATTCTTCGGTGCTTACACAGTTTAATCTTAAAGCTCGCATAGCTCAATAGGAAGAGCAGCTGCCTTGTAATCAGCAGGTTATAGGTTCGAGTCCTATTGTGAGCCCCATTTATGGAAGTGTCGTGGCAGACGGTAAATGCTAGGTTAGGGATTAGATGTCTGCAATCTGCTCTAGCTACCTTCCAATAACCATTATTGAGAGACTTAATATGTCGATTATTGAGAAAATTAAACGCCCGTTTAGTATGGACTATGTGGTCCGTATCACAGCTAAACATATGCGTAAATGCGTAAATGTTAGCATTCAGAAAACCTTTGAACGTATTGAAGAGTTCGCTGAAGATCGCGAGAAATCTGCTGAGATCTTCAAAACATTGTCTATCCTTCATCAGATGAGGAAGCAAGTCGATGACATCTTGTCCACCTATTCCAAAGATATCAAAGGAGCCTAACAAAATGGCAGAAGAAGCAAAAGGCTTGCGCGGCCTTATCGGTAAACGTATCACCAAAAAGACTAAGTTTATGGGTGAAACTATTGAAATCTCTAAACTGAAAGTCATTGAAGTTCAGGAGCTCCAGGAAAAAGCTAAAGCTTTGACTAAAGGTGAATCTACCGAAGATGCGGATTTTGAGATTGTGAAACATGTCATTCGTGCTGCCGCTGAAGGGGCTGTAGACATGACTGATGAAGAGTTTGAAGGTTTCCCTTTGGAAGAACTTGCCAGTCTTTCCAATGAAATCATCAAATATTCTGGGATTATGACTGAGGGAAAGTAATACTTTCCGAGGAAGAGTTTAGTATCTATGAACTAGCTTATGCACTCCGAATACCTGTATATAAGCTTGTAGAAGAGATGCCTTACACTGAACTCCTCGGATGGAAAAAATACTTTGAATCAAGACCTGTAGGATGGCGAGAAGATGATCGTACAGCAAAATTGATGCAAACTTTTGGCTGTGATAAACGCCCACAAGAGATATTTGCCTCTTTGATTCCCATTTACGAAGAAGTATCTAAACCTAAAGTATCCGATGGTCATATGAGTGTAAGTTCACTTCAAGGATCATGGCTCTTTAATAAGATGATGTCTGCTCGTGGTGGTGATAAACTAGATGTGATAAAAGAGGTCAAGGATGAAAGTAAAAGGACTTGAAAATTTCAAGAAAGCCTTTAGAAAAGAATCTAAGGCTGTAATTACGGATGGTTTAGAATCAAAGACAAAAGAACTTGTGGAAGATTTGAAAGCAGCTACTCCTGTAGATACAGGCACTGCACAAGAAGGATGGGAAGTTAAAGGGAACCAAATAGAAAATCTTGTACCCTATATAGAACCTTTGAATGAAGGTTCCTCAAAACAAGCTCCTTCTTATTTTATTGAACGAACATTATTGAATATCCCAGGGGTTTCTCCCAATGGAATAATCGTAAAAACCAAAAACTAAAAAAGACCCCATTAGAGATTTATATCTTTAGTGGGGTTTAAAACCGTGAGGTGGATATGTCTGGTGTTATTGTTGATGTAAATGCTAAAACATCAAAAGCGGAAAAACAACTAGCTAATGTAGAAAAAGCTGTAAGTAACATCGACAAGACCACTAGTAAAACTTCTGAATCTATGAGGGGATTAGTAAAGTCTATCGGAGCTCTTGCAGCCGGTGGCTTTGCTATTAATTATCTTAAGAATGTATCAACTGAATTTACCAGTCTTAATAATAAGATTGCTACAGTTACAGGTCGTTCTAAAGATCTATTGACCACTCAAGAACAGCTCTTTAAGATGGCTGAACGTACAAGAGGTTCCCTCTCTGGTACTGTCCAAGTCTTTTCATCTTTTGGACGTGCACTCAAATCTACAGGTACACCTCTGGATAAGATTTTGAAAGTTACTGAATCTATCCAGAAGGCTGTTGCTATCGATGATATGGGTGCTCAGTCTGCTGCCGCTGCCATTATTCAGTTAGGACAGGGTATCTCCTCTGGTACACTCAGAGGTCAAGAACTGAACTCTGTATTGGAACAAGCGCCAAGGATTGCCAAAGCAATTGCAGATGAAATTGGAGTTACCACTGGTAAACTACGTGGGTTAGCTGCTGAAGGTAAGCTTACCAGTGATGTTGTATTTAAATCTTTACTTAATCAATCTAGAACAATTAATAGCGAGTTTGGCCAATTAGCACCTTCTTTAGCACAAGCAAAGACATCTCTTTCAGATTCTATTAAGATCTATGTATCTGAATTAGATAAAGGTCTTGGACTGACAACTGCTATGGGTCTTAGGACATTCAGTTTAAGTAAAGCAATACGGCAAGCTTCTAGAGATGCTTTTGAATTAGGTACCAGAATAGCATATTACTATCACCAAACACTTGGTGGAATCAAATCTATTGCTAAACCAATGTTTGGTATTGTAAGTGCTCTTGGTAAACAATTCCTGAAAGTTTTACCACGTGGAGTCTTGACGAGAACGCTTAAGGATGATATTCGAGATGCTCTTACTATCCTTGATAGGTCTACTGGGAGTTATTTTGAAAAGTTTAAGAACTTTAATCCTTTTGCAAAACTTAGTTTCAAATCTGATGTAGAGAAAGCATTAGATGATCTTAAGTCATTAAACCCAAAGAACTGGACTGGTGCTGGTTGGAATAAACTAACATTGGAACGGTTCTTTAGTCGTAAGAATCTTCAAGAATATGCAGCAGGATTAAAGCGCTTAGCAATTGCTGTCTCGAAGAATTATAACACTCTTGGAAGTCAAATTACCGAGTTTGTTATAAATGCAGAATTTGGTTGGCGTAGGGTCAAAGATTATTTCAATTTTGACAGTGCCAAGATCTTCACATTTAAACGTGGCCATCTTGAAAATTTCTTAAAATCTATAAATGAACTGGCAAAAGGAATCAGTGGCCTTACTGTCAAGATCTATCAAGTAGGCCGAATTATTTCCAACACTTTCTTGCCAGAGGTTTACAACATAGCGGGAACAGTTAAAGAGCTCTTTTTAATGTTACCAACAATTGTTGCGAAATCTCTTACAGTTATCATCAATTATGTTGGTGGTGCTTCGAAATCTTTAGCTGAGACTTTTTCAGATTTTGTAAATGTCTTTATGGTGTTGCAGACGCCTCTGGTTGATCTCTTTAAAACAGTTCGTAGAATCTTTAATAAAATAGCAAAACTTATTCGAGCTGATAAAATAATTGATGCTTTGAAAGAATTTCGCGAAAGAGTTCAAGAAGAACTTGGAAAACTTTTTGATGGTATATTAGATAAAAGTCCTTTCACAAAAGCATTACAACATATCAGAAGCTTTGGTAAAAAGGTAATTGAAGTTTTCTTCAATATCTATGATGCTGTTATTGGACACTCATGGTGGACTGATACTGTGGAAACAGTTGTGTCTACTTCTAAGGGTCTCTGGGATAAAGCAAAAGGTGGTTTAAATACTTTTGCTAAAGGTACTATAACGGTCTTTCAGGGGCTTTTCAATCGAGTAAAGAATTTCGATATTGATGTCCCTGAATTTACAAAGTTTAAAATTGTAATTAATGAATTTAAACTTCCAAAGATCAAAGGCTCTAGTTTTATGGATGCATTTATATCCATCAAAGAGTCAATGACCCAGCTATTTAAAGATCTTTTTGAAGCCTTTCCATCTCTAATGAAAGGGGCATCTGCCGCAATTGGCGCTGTATTGGTACAACTCTTATTTCCTGCAAATATTATTAAGAAGTATATTTTAGCTGCCCTTGTGACGAGTTTTGCCACTAGTGGAACTATAGTTGCAGAGCAATTTGGTGCAGCTTTTACGGGCGGAAGCTTGATGTATGCAGTAGGAAATAAGATAGGTACCATTGTTGGTACAGCTATGCGAGTTGCCGCTAGAGAGATACCTATTATACTCAGAGATTTGGGTAAAGGCGTAACAGGTTTCTTTAGAGGTTTTATAGAACAATTCCCGAAGATCTCTAATGCGATTAGAGGTTTATTTGATTTTACGGATCAATTAAATCTGAGCGGTCCTCTGGGTATTTTAGGTGCTATTCTCTTAGGTAGCATGGGGATGGACCTCTTTAATGTCTTCAAAAAAGGCCAGAAAGAGATTGGATCTCTAGGTAAAGTCTTTAAGAATATGTCTGGATTGATTAGAGGTAAAAATGGAGGTATGATCTCTAGATTTATCTTTGGTCGTCTTGGGCCTACTCGTACCATCGGTTTACTCGGTCTTGCAATAGATCAAATGGGTATGCTAGATTCTTTATTTCAAGATATGCCAGTACTTAATTATGGTGCTAAAGCTGGAATCTTAGCCGCCTTGTGGCATGGAGATGAACTGTCCGGTAAAATTGTCGGTACAATTAAATCAAAAGTATTCAAGCCATTAAGCCGTGAACTAAAATATTTTATTAGTTCTAATAAGAAACTTAACTGGCTGAATGCTATTGTGTACGGTGGGGCTGGTGCTGCCAATAGTGCTCTTTCTAATACTTTTGGTAAGCGTCTTAAAACTGCTCTTGCTAAGGCTTGGAATTCTGCCGCTGATTGGACAGCTGATTTAATTCGACCCGCTTGGAATACTACTCATAGCTATCTAGATAGAATACTCTTTGGTACTGATGCTAAAAGCACCATTCAATCCATTAAATCTAGAATCGGTGAGATGGTTTCATGGGTCAAAATCACATTTAAAAAGAACTTTGGTAAACGTCAAGCAGCTAACATTGCATCTGTTTTTACAGGTGTTGGTGGGTTTGCTCCTAAAGATACACGCAGCTTTTATGAAAAATACTTGAAACCTGATAAGAGCGCAAAGATTAATCCTCTTTTTAATAACTTTGCAGGAATGTTTGGCGGTGGAGGTAGTGCTGCATCGGCCACTTCGAAAGCCACAAGATCACTATCTGATATTGCCGCTAAAGCTAAGAACCAATTACGATCTGTAAATACCTATGCTATGAAATTAGCAGGTTCTCAAGGTCTTTTAGGTAGACTATTTCTTGGCAAATTCGGCAAGGTTGCAATCATTACCACTATACTTGCTTTAATGGCAGGTATAGCTTCAGCCCAAGAATCATCTGATATGTCATTTAAAGATGATTCATCCCCCATGGATGACTTGGCGACAACTTGGAATAAAATTAAACTTGAGAATCCATTCTTAAAAGTTACTACAATCATCATTGGAACCACCTTGGTTTCTTTGATGGGTGCTTTGATTAAATTTAGATCTCAAGCTAGGATGCTTTTCTCAAATCTTATAGATCCCTCAACTATCAAGAAAGGTTTTGCCGCAATTAGTGCATACTTTGGTGGTAGTGGGGCAATGTTCATGAGAAGAGCGGGTATTGCTGCAGGCGCTTATTTGGTTGGTGGTGTCGCGAGTCGAGTAGCACAGGGTAAAGATGAGTTTGATGCTTCAGCTGGCTTAATGCTTGCTGGTTTGACTACTTTATTACCGAAGGGTATAGTTAGTGTAATCACAAAAGCTATTGGATCAGTTTTTTCAGCAATTACTAGTACAACAGGTTTAATAGTAACAGCTATTGTAGCGGCTGTAGGTGCAGCCGGTGTACTCCTCTTTGGTCCCAAAGGCAAATTCTGGGAGACAATAGGTGATGGTTTTAAGTGGGTATGGCAACATACATTAGGATCCGTACCTAAAGAATTGGGTAAGTCTGGGATTAGTAAAGCCCTTGAAGACCTTGCTAAGAAAAATCAACTAAAACTTACCTTTGATGTTAGTGGTATTGATTTTGATGAGATATCGAGCAAAGAGAAAAAGAAGCTCAAAGAAATGCTCAAGGAGTTCTCAGATACAGTTGAATCTGCAGATTTCCAAAAGATTACTACAGGTGAAATCTCCAGTGATACCCATAAATCTATTGAGGATCTGAATAGAGCCCTTGATAGATACACAAAACATCTTGAAGTTAAGTCTGGCGATAAGATTGAAAATTTTGGAGAATACCTTGAAAGTCTTAAATTCTTCAAAGAACCTGGAACTTGGGTTGATACAGCTGTTTCTTGGTCTAAACAAAAGATGCTTGATAGGAGCTATGCTTGGAATAAATGGCTCTTAAGTCTCAGGAAAACTTTAAATCAAATTGCAGGCAGAGATAATTCTGATACCTTCAAAGATATGAAGCGTTTGGAAGAACTGCGAGATACCAAGTACAATATACGTTATAAAGGTCCTGTATCGCCTAAACTTGATTATTTAATTGATCTTGAAAAGCAGTCTAAATCACTGCTCTATACCAATGATCAACTGCAGATTGCTACTGAAGAGCTCCAGAAGAAATTCAAAAAGGCAGCAGAAGCAGTAGGCACAAGAGAATCTAGGTGGCTTATAACATTTACAGGTGGTTTTCAAAGAGGCCTTACCAAATTACCTGACTCAAATCCTTTGGCACAAGCGTATAATAAATTACTTGATAAATTAATCAAAGCAAATGAAGCTCAGATTAAGTTTAACAGGGAATCTAAGAATATTTCTAAGTTCCAAAAACGGGTATCTAATCTTCAGAATAGTCTAAAAGATATTGGGATGACATTAGATACAAGTTCTTTGTTTGCTAATGATGAGGAATCTTTACTTAGACTCGAACATCTTAGTAAGTCTGCCACACGTATCTTTAAAGATATGGCACAAGCAGATAATGTACGAGATCTCAACAGATATGCAAATGCTCTTGCTGGCATTAAGGTTGAAATTGAATCGATCATTAACACAGCAAAGACTAATAATAATTCCAGAAAACAATTCAAGCTTAAGTCTTTAGCTGAGTCTATAGGTATTAACTGGGCATCTGATAGATCTTTTAGAGGTCTTGGTGATGAGGTAGCTGAGCAATTATTCGCTGAGATGACTAAGATTCAAACAGCTTCTGAACTTTTACAAACTAAATTTCCTAGTACTCTGTCTAATATTGGAACTACCTATGACAAGGCACATAAAGAGCTCTTAGAAAATCTTGCACCTTCTGATAGAGATCGTCTCTTTTTCTTGCGACGTGTTAGTGTAGATCAAAAATCCTTTATGGAAAATCTTTCAGCATTATTTAATGGTGAAGAGAATAGATACACTAAGATGATGGGTATCAGTCCTGCGCAGTCTCGTCAATTTGTAACTCGATTGATGTCACAAATGGCACCCACTGAACGTGATTATCTTATGCAGTATGCTAAGATCGAGCGTGATAAAAAGAATATCGATCAAAAGATTCTTAAGTTATTTAACGATACAAATCAAGTACTTTTATCAAATGATCTTGCTGGAATGGCAGGCGTTGATCTTAGCCAAGTAGTTCGTTCTAAGGGGTTCGATAGATCTTTAAGTCTCTTGAAAGATTTCAAGGAAGTTCAAGATAAGATCTATCAAGCAGAGCTTTCAGGGAATACCAGTGGTATTGAATCACTTTATAAAAGGTTGTATAATATTCGTGAAGCTTTGAGTGAAACCCCAACTGATCTGCAAACATTTATCAGTAATATATCTTCACTGGGCATTAATATATCCCTTGAAGATATCGCTGCAATGGATAAGTCTAGTTTAAATAATCTAGTCGAAGCTAACACATTAGTCAAAGATATTAATAAGTCAATGTCACAGACTGATGAAGTAGTATCGAAGGCTGAATTTGATCAAATTCTTACGAATAAGATTAAGGCCGCTAGGCTTGCTTTTAAATCTTTCTTTAATAATCTTGGAAAGACTATTTCAAGCCAATTCCAATTATTGAAAGATGCTGGATTCTCTGATAATAAGAAATTGCTTGCCATTCCAAAAGAAATGCGTACGCAAATAATTGATGCACAGAAAAGCGTCATTTATCTTAATCATCTAATTGAATCCGGTGATAAAACTAAGCCTTTTGAGCAAATTGTAGCTGAGTTGGATGAAGCTGAGACGATTCTAAATCGAATGCAAAAGATATTCGATACCTTTGCTGGTAAACTTGATTCGATTAATCAGGCTTTCAGTCTTAATTTGTCTAAAGAAGAATTTGCAATGTTACCTGAAGAACTGCAGATTCAGCTGGCAGATAGTGCTAGGACAATGCTTGATAAATTAGATGGTACCTTAACAAAATATCTGGGTACAAATCTCACTAAAGATAAATCAGACCAAAACTCAGCTAAAGATAAATCAGATCAAAACTCAGCTAAAGATAAATCAGATCAAAACTCAGCTAAATCTTCGGATGTCAATTTTAGCAAACCACTTAATGATGCTATGAATGTTTTCAAAGAACAACGTGAAGCATCATTTGCAACACAACTTCAATATCTCCAAAGTGGTGTAAGCGCAATCTTAGCAAAGGATAGCTTTAGTACAATGAAAACTTCTGAAGTTGTTGACACAATTACAGGAGTGGTACCGAAACTATCTGAAATGAAAGAACAGCTTCAACAGCTATCTTTGGTTGATTTACAGCAATTGTATAATGCTGCGCTAGATATTCAACAAGAACGTAAACTTCAAGATGTCGGTGCAGGTAACAAAACTGCAAAACAAGTAGCAGATGACATGCAAAGACTTATTGAAAATGCTCTTATAGCTGTTAGCAAGAAAGATTTTGGTGCAAAGACTAAATTTGCATTAAATGATATTGGTATCAATATTGAAGATTCTGCATTTAATATGATCGATATGGCAGGACGGTCTAAGATTGCCGGTCTTTTAAAGACCATTGAAGAACAAACAGCAATAATGCAAGCTGAAGGTGCTTCGCCCCAAGAGAAACGTGCAGCACAATCTTTGGTAAATACAGCTAAACGGCATCTTGAAGATGAAATTGAGAGATCTTCAAAAGATCCTAAGCTGTCTAGATTAGAGTCAATTAAACAAGCTGGTATTGAAATGGCTACTTCAGTCCATTCAGGCCTTACTAGTGCTTTCCAGGGTCTCCTTAAAGGTGAAAATGATATAGGAGATTTTGTTGCCAATATCGCCAGTACACTTACTAATAGCATAATTGATACATTTATCAATGGCATGTTAGATCCATTGACTGGTGAAAATGGTAAACTTACAGAAAGCCTCCAATCTTTTGGATCAAGTCTTTATGAGAACGTTTCAGGCGTTTTTAAAGGAATGTTTGATGGGATCAGTGATACCTTGACACAAAATGATGGTTTAGGCTCAAAAGTATTTTCCTTTTTCTCTGGGATTGTTACAGGTATTGGTGATGCTTTGATGTCTGCCGGTAGTGGTCTAAGTGGTTTCTTTGGGACTGCTATGACATTTGTCTCTGGGCTCTTTGGAAATAGTGTGGCTGCCGCTACAGGTGGTTATATTACTGGTCCGGGTACTGGTACCTCTGATTCTATCTACGCTAGATTGTCAAATGGCGAATATGTTATTAATGCCAAGCAAACCAAGAAACATCGCAGACTCCTCGAGAACATTAATCGTGGCCTTATTCCACATTTCGCAACAGGTGGTCCTGTAACTGGTATCAATTCTACATTACCGATGAGAAATGATGCTAAACCGACCAAGCGCAAAGTAAAGGATACACCACAGCAAGTTATTAATCTTAACATTACAGGTGACGTATCACGTCAAACTAGAGCAGAAGTCTTCAGAATGCTCCCAAGTATTGCTAATGGAGTAAATGCTCATAACAAAGAAACAGGTTATAAGGGATAGTTATGTACGGTATCTATGAAAATGGAAGTGTAATTGCTGAATTTGCCGCACCTTTAACTGTGCGAAGTAATGTGCCTATTTCTGTTTCAGATACCCTTTCTCTTAAACGACAAGTATCAAAGAGTACGGCACAGCGGTGGGAAATCGAAACTGCCGTTGTGCCTCTCTTGGAGGACGCTAATGACTTCCTTGTCAGTTTAGTTACAAAGGGTCATTCTGAGACTGTAATGGTACAAATGCCACAGAATATGGGTGTTGTTCGTAAACGAACCTCTAATTCAATTCCTGCAGCTACGGGTACAGCAGGTAGCTCATTTGTAAATATTACAAACAATGTTGGATTAATTCCTAAGGGAACCTTCGTAAAATTTAATAATCATAGTAAAATCTATATGCTTACTCAAGATTTAACAGATGAGGGACTTATGTATATATTTCCTATCTTGAGATCAGATGTCACATTAGATACTGTTTATCATCGTGATGATGTGCTAATGTCTGTATTTTATGATACAGATGTGGTTACAGGCATGGTCTACGAGGATGGGATGTTAATGAGTCCTGGAACTATTAAAATGGTGGAGCGAATTGTATGATTGAATTTAGTGAAACTCTTCAAAATATTTTGATGCAGCCTGCATTAGAGTATTTTTATCTGGTGCGAATCTATGATATCAATGATAATACAATCTATTGTATTACAACATATTTTAATGAAATAACTTTTCAAGATAATGTATATGAAGCTAATGCAGCTCTTGTCTCTATTGACCCACCGCAATTAAGCTCTACTGTAGATAGAGAGCAATATAAGATAAATATTGCAGATCCCTTATTTACTACCGGTGAATTTGCAGATAATGGTCTAGTAGGTAAACGTGTAGCTGTACATATTGGCTTTATAAACCCTGAAAATAATCAGCCTCTTTTAAATGATAATGAGGTGTTAACATCTTATGTTGGTCGTATTGATGCTAATGCTTATAAATTAGAGACAGATGAAATTGGTGAATCAATTCTTCAAATAACTTGTTCGAGTCCTATGTCAGACTTAGATTTGAAGAAGAATTTATATTTGAGTAAAGATGCAGTTAAGCGTAGAAATCCTGAAGACACTTGCTGTGATCAAATATATGAAGGTTCCAATAAATCTGTACTCAAGTGGGGTAAAGAATAATGGGTTCAGTAGTTGGTTTTGTAATTCAGATGGTTCTCGTTGCTGCCTCAGTTGCCTATCAAATGAAACAGGCTAAAAAGGCAAAGAAAAAAGCTAAAGAGGCAGCTGATGCTCGCAAGGGCTATGAAATACCGATTGAAGGTGAACCAAGTAATCTACCACTGGTGTATGGTAGAGCAAAGGTTGGTGGCGTTCGTGTATTTCATAAATCTAGGAATAAATTTAAATACACTGAATCAAATGCAGATAAAGTTCTACAGGCGGGTCCGCGTCAAAGACAATCTGGAACTTTTACTACATTTGAATGGGATTATGATAATGCTGAATATGATTCTCTTGGGGTAAGACGTCCTACAATTAAGACGGTTGAGCATACATACTCAGGGAGTGACGGTGGTCTCTTAAGTAGAAATCTTGACGGTAAGCGCCATGAATTCCTTTTTGTACAGCAAGCTTTATGTCAAGGGCCAATTCATAATTGTTACGATGTAGTCATTGATGAATCAAGGTCATTAAAAGATGATGATATCGGTACTTATGAGGACAATTTTAGACACCCTAAGGCTGCTTTCCGTATCGATGTTCATAATAATGGTGGTACCGCTGATGCTATTGCAGGCGTAAACTTCTCAGAAAGACAGAAAGCAACTTTTGATGATATGGCTTATGCATCAATGGTTGTACGCCTGGATAGAGATGATCCTCAATTTAATTCTGTTCCAGATGTTCAGTTTCTGATTGAAGGTAAGTTGGTAAGAACAGTTGTCGGCGGTGTCTTAAGTACAGAATTTGCATATTCTAATAACCCTGCGTGGTGTCTCTTAGACTATTTGATGGACAATATCTCAGGGAAGGGAATACCTGTATCAGAGATTGACCTAGCATCTTTTGAAGCAGCTGCAGCAGTATGTGATACGATTGTACAGCAAGATGCAGCAGTAGGCGGCTGGTTCTACCAGCCCTTTGATGAAACACGCTATATTACTCAACGTGATATCCCTCTTTATGAGTGTAATCTGATTGTTGATACAACCAAACCTATTCGTGAAAATGTTGAGGCAATCCTTGCTACAATGGGTGATGCCCGATTAGTTTGGTCTGGTGGTAAGTATAAACTTTCACTTCAGTATCCTTCATCTAATGATGTAATTGAAAATGTAATTGAGATTACTGATGATGATCTCTGCCTAGAACAAGATATTGAAATCTCTTGGCCAAGTGCTAGTGATCGATTAAATTTTTGTACTATAAAGTATCATAATGAATGTGAAGAATTCAAAGAAGACTCTGTCTCATGGCCACCTAAGTATAATAAGACATACTTTGAAGGTGTTGGTGGTTCCTATTACAGACTTCAAACTGGCTCTTGGGGCGATACTGCTCTGGGTCAATTTAAGGAATCTTTCGGTGTCTGGGACGGTACTGATGATGCAACTCTCTCATATCAATTTGTAGTACGAAAAGAAAATACAGGTACTTGTAAACTTGAATACGGTGGTGATATTGTTAGTGTCACTATTACAGATGTTGCCGCTCAAGAAGAAGTAACGCAAAATAATGTTACAGATTATACCAGCGCGCCTTCATCTGCTGATGTCAATCTTGGGGATGTTGTAGCTGATAAAGTTTACCAAATTGATATTGTCATTCACAATACAAGTACAGATCCTGAGAAGAAATGTGCGGCAGCAGCAATTAGTCAAGGTGGTATGTATCTCTGGACTACTCGTGAACCTAATTATGACAGCTTTATTGTTAAGAATCTCGATGACACTGTCTATTCAGAAATGCTTGAAGAAGATAGTTATATTGAGATGGAGACTGAGATATTTGCTGAAGGTATCACAGACTACTACCATGCACTAGCTAAAGCAGAAGAAACTGTACGAACTAGCCGGTCTGCTTTTACAATTAAGTTTAAATATGTCTTACGTGATAAATATCTAGAGCCAGGTGACTTCATTAAGTTAGTAAGTTCTCGTGTGGGAATTGGTTCACCTGAGAATCCACTTTACATTAAAGTAAATAGTGTAAAAGTAGATGAAGACAAAACTTGTGAGGTTAATGGTGAAAGATTCGATTATACTCAATTAGCATGGAATATAGTTGATGATGAGTATATTCGGCCAAGAAGTCTCTATCAATCTTTTATTTCACGTCCCCAAAATCTTGTATATTCAACTGACTCGATAAATATTTATAATTCGTCTGGTAAACTTACTTGGGATCCAGTTAGCGATGAAACTATTGCAGGATATATTGTATATGCGCATCTTGCAGGTGATCCTCGTGAGACAGACACTAATCTCCCATTATTTACTGAGATAGGTCGAACTACGGAACCTTTCTTTATTTTACCTGCGTTAGAAGCACCGTCTGCGATCTTTGCTGTACAAGCTTATTCAGATTCTGGTGCTAAATCTAAGATGCAGTATACTAGTGAAACTACAGCAACACTTCTTCCTAACTTTTGGGATAGAAGTTTAACATTAATTGTAGACACTAATCAATTTAAAGAAGTAACTCCAGGTAATATCACCCCTGAAACAATCACAATAAATGCAATCTCGAATGATTTTGTTTCACCTGAGATCACATGGTATGTTGATGGTGTATTGCAAGAGGGTGAAAATGGGACTTCACTAGTTCTGAATAGTTTTACTGATACGACATCTAAAACAATCAAAGTCCAATATATTGAGAATACTATAGCTTATTCTGCAGCTGTAGATATTTTCTATTCATCTATTCCATACATGAATGTTGGTGTGGAAAATTTAAAAGTACAAAATTCAACAGGTGATGGCGTTACTTTTGTTGATCATGATTGTATTATCGAATGGGATGCTCCAACAGGTATATGGGAAAATCTTGATTGGTTGAAACATTATCTGATAGAAGTATATGCTAAAGATGCTGAGAAGATTCCAGCTAATGTATTATATTCAGAGACAACTGGCAAGAATACTGTATTTGAATTTACATTTGCTAAGAATCTTGGTATCACTGGTGGTCCACTGCGAGAGTTCGATGTATTAGTTCATTCTGTTGATACAGATGGTGATGTAGGATCACCTACTCAAATATCTCCTGTGAATAATCAAGCGGCACAAGTTGTTGGCCTTGGTGCAAATGTTTCTTTCGG